TTAGCTTAGATTTACTTTCATATTCACGCAAATCTCGTACTTTTCTCAGCTTGTTTACATGCTCTAGTGTTAATCTCTTTCTACGCAAGTCGCCATAGAAAGCTACTTCAGGATCTACTTCCTTTTCAATTTCATCACTGGCTTTTTGTAGGTCATTAAATCTCATACTGCTACTTATCCAATTTTGTCAATTAAACCGGTGGAGCGGCTGGAGCCGGAGCGGCTGGTGTAGCTGGTGCCGCAGGCTCAGCGGTTGCTGGCTCAGCAGGTGCTGATAAATCTCCTAGCCCACCGGTGAGATCTAGGTCAGACTCTGACGGACCTTTTAATCCAGTAGCACTAAAGTCTGCGCCTTCTTCTTGATTGTTGTCATTGTTACCTGCATTTTCTTCTTCCCAGAGTTTTTCATTTTCCAAGATTTCGTCTTCAGTCATTCCCAGGAACTTTTGCAGTTTAAATCTATGTGATAGATATGGAATTTCAGCTAGTTGAGTAAACACCGCGGCACGAGCATTGTTTATTTCAATTTCTCTGTATTCGCTGAAATTTTGTGGCTCTAGCATGTCAATGTCAAAGCTAGAACTATCAATGTTTGCACCACGATTCTTAAGGAAAACTTTGAATTCTTTGTCAAAGAAAGGAGCAACTAAACCCTGCAAGCGTCTGCAATAACGATTAAATCTAAACTCTTGAATCAGTGCGGTACCCATACGACCATCTGTAAATGCCAGTGCCGAATCATCTGGACCAGTGGGCAAATAGCTACTAGGAATTCGTAGACCTCTCAATAATTTGTTGCTGAAAAACTTAAGGTCGTCGATTTCACCTAATCCTGTACCACCTGGCAACACTTCAACTTTGCTACCACGACCATCTGCAGTTTGAGCAAAGAAAAAGTCTTCCATGATGCTTAGTGGATTATAGCTGGCATCAAGTGATGTACCACCACCTGTTCTTGTTGGAATGCGCTTTTGATGAATTTCATTTTTTACACGCTCCACAAAGGCCATGGCCTGGTGACTTGGTAGATTACCAGTGTCAATGTAAAATACTCTACGCTCTGGTGCTCGCTGTACACGATAGATAATAATAGCATCTTCAAGCATTTCTTTTTGTTTAAAGATCTTAAACACACTATCTAGAATACTTGCTCCAAACGGCCAATTAGTATCAAGCCCTTCGTTAAGCGTGATGTGTAACACATGCTCACCGCTGACCACTGTTTCTTCACCGGCGCCGCCGCTTCTTCCTACATTGCCACTGCCTGCGCTGTACACACTTGGAGTGTTTAATGTAGTAGCACCTGTTAGCGTGTTAACATTGTCTATGGGCTGAGTAGCAACCTTGGTTCCTAAATTTGGATGAATATTAGTAATAACATATTGTTCAACGCTTCTTCCTTCAGCTTCGTTAATCACCGCTCGTTTGACATCATTGGCGTTGACCCAATACAGTTCAAAGGTTTCTGGATCTCTAAGATAAAAATGGTCTCCGTACTTTAAAGTACTGCGGAAGGTACGGAAAATTCTCTGATCAATTTTATTGATAGCACACCATTTCTTGAGATACTCAGAGACAATTTTGTTTTCGCTGTCGGTTGGAGTGTCTTTCCAGATAACTCTAAATGGTAAGTTTGTGTCCGGATCTGCCTGAGTGCAAAATTCAGCAATGGTATCTAAGGCAGCATTGATCTCTGAATCTAGATCCATTTGATCGTATTGTGTGTAACGCTCAACTCTGTTTGCCTGGCCGCTGTAGACATCTTGTAACCAAGACGCATACTTGGCACCTGCATATCCAGGTCCATTCTTGCGCCCGTTGCCAGACATTTCTGACTGCGGTTCCCAAATTTTAAAGTGTTTTCTCCAACTCATACTATTACTTACCTTTATTTTTAACCTAGTCTAACCGGAGCATCCGACGGAGCCGGTTTAGTGTTACCGCGAATGGCTGCAATATCATTTTGGATACTAGACAAATAACTCATCATTGATGTAACCATCTCTGGACTCATTGCTGATTGTGCGTTCCCGGCTGTTGCTGATGTTGCAGTGGGTGTAGAACCTTCAGGTAATGTTGTAATGCCTGCGGTCACGGAGCCCGGAGTTACTGTTGGCGAAACGGATCCCAATGACGCTGTAGATGGCAACGATTCAATCTGACTGATACTACCAAGGCTTTCTCCAATGGATTTTAAATATTCCGCAGTTAAACGCATTTCTTCGCTTGAGCCAGCAATTGCAAACTCTTGCATGGAAGTTTTTAAATTGTCAAATGCGTCTTTGTTGAACTCAGAAACACCCTTGTTCAATGACAGTATGCCGTCACCAAAGTTTTTGATGCCTTCACCAACCAAGGCAATCTTGTCTGCCATTGGCACAAATTCTTTGACTTTATCTAGCGGACTTTTTGCACCAAACAAACTGGCAATGCCAGTGATTACGCCTGATGCTGTGCCTGCCAGCATGCCTAGGGCAAACACACCCATGCCAAGACCCATGGCGGCAAGCCCTGCACCAATGGCTATTAAATTAGCACCGTCGATTTCAGAAATAGATTTTAATGCTTCACTGAAAGGTTTCATTCCTGCTGAAGCAATGCCTAGACCAACACCCAATGCTGCCGCGGCCACACCTAGTGCAACCAAGGCTGCTATACCCGCAACAAACACAGCCGCACCTACACCACTCATCATTATTGCACCTAGTGCAAATACTGCGGCAGTTAATACTCCTAACGCTACTGTTCCTTTTAGTAATGCACCCCAATCAACCTCATTGAAGCTAGCAAAGCCTTTACCAGCTATCCACATTGCGCCACCCAGGGCTGCAATTGCCAAGGCCCCAATTAATACCTGCGGTGCAATCTTACCTAGGGCCATGGCTGCAATACCCAAAATACCCATGCCTAACGCACCTTTTACTACAGCATCCCAGTTTACTTCGTTAAAGGCTGCAAAGCCTTTGCCAGCAACCCACATTGTGGCTCCTAGTACACCAATAGCCAGTGCACCTTTAAAGAGGTCAGTTGACATGTTTCCAATCATCTTGGCAGCAACCGCCAACACACCAATAGCTATGGCGCCTTTGACAAGACTATCCCAGTTTACTTCATTGAATGTTTTAAATCCAATTGCTGATACTAATAAGGCTGCGCCAAGTATAGCAATGCCTGCGGCACCTTTGACCATGGATGTAGTAGCTTCACCAACTAAGCGAGCAATTGCAATCAAGCCGCCCAGAGCAATTGTGCCTTTGAGCATGCCTTCCCATTTGACTTCACCAAATGTTTTAAACCCGTGTGCTGCCATGGCCAATGCCGCACCTAGCAACGCTATGGTTCCTGCACCTTTGACTGTTTTGTTGTCACCAAGTTTGCCTAGCATTTCTCCAAAACTACTTAAACCACCGCCAACTGCACCGGCCATTTTATCCATGACAGCACTACCGCCAGCCTTGGCCGCGCCGCCTGCCCCTAGCTTACCTAAACCTGGTACCTTGCTGAGTACTCCGCCAAGCTTTTCACCGATACCGCCCAGCAATTTGCCGCCAAGTCCACCACTTAGTATTGCACCAATGCCGCCAGCGCCTAGTACTGCTGGCAGTATGCCGACTAGTGCTACTACGCCTGCTGTTAGGCCAATAATGACATTTCGCAACGAATTCAATGCATCAGTCAGCTTGTTCATGGCAGTGATGTTGCCAGACTCTGTAGTTGTACCTTGTGCTTCTAATTGTCGTTTTGCTTCTGCATCACCTGCTTCTGCTCGTTGTTGCAATCGCATCCTAGCAGCCGCGGCGCCGGCTCGTTGACCAGCACCAGAAAACTCTGGATCAATTTGCATTCTTCTTCGTTGTTCAAACTGAGCTTCTAGTGCGCCAATTTCTCCTCTAGCACCTTCTTGAAGATTTCGAGCATTGCCCAGTCCACCTTCTCTGCCTTGAGCACTTTGAATAGCCCTTTCAATTGAGTTAAAGGTTTCCTGATCCATGCCACCTGCCATGGCACGAGCCTGACCTATATCGCCTTGCACTATCGATGCTGCCATCCTTGCTCTGGTTTCGGCATCTACTTTAACGCCCATCTGATCTATAAGAGCTGCAACGTTTGCAGCCTCTTGATCAAGACCCAACAACGCCGATGTTTGTCCGCCAGAAGTTCTTCTAAATTCTTCCATGGCTTTGAGTATTTCTTTGGAACTGACACCAAAGGTATTGCTAAGAGTTCTTGCGGCTGTTACAGTTTGTTCGTACTGCCGAACCATCATTCTTTGAGCATCTGCTTCGCTCTTGGCAGTCAAGCTAATTGTCTGACTCAGCGAGCCCATAACGGCTGCTTGATCTTCTTGGCTGAGACCCATCTCAGCAGTAGCCCGTTGAGCTCTATCCATGGTCTTGGTCAATTCAGGACCAAGATTTCTTGACAAGGATCTGCTGATCACGCCACTGCCTACTCTAAAGCCTCGAGACAGTTCGCTAAGTGCTTCCACTGATTCTTGTGAGTTGCGACCAAACGCTTTGAATCCACCTTGACTGAGTTCAATGGCTTTGATAAAACTTTCGCCTAGGCCACTCATTAACTTGGCTTGCTTGATTGAGCCAACTCTAAACGCACCTAGATCAGCAAAGCCTCCCAGTTGTCGTGCATCATCAGCAAAACTGGTCAATGCTGACAGCATAAAGCTTACGCCACCTGCAAAGCCTCCCAGTATGTTGCCAATTTTACTAGAACTGTTAGATAAAGTACTTGATAGTCCGTCAAATGCCTGGGCCGCATCACCTTTGCCTGTCAACAAGCCTTTGCCAAAATTCTTTAGACCCTTTTCCAAATCCTTGTAGCTGTCAGCAGATTTTTCAACCTTGTCAGTTAAGTCTTTGGTTTTCTTAATTAATTCTTCGCGTTCTTTGAGTTCTTTGTCGTTTAACTTGCCAGCCGCATCCAGCTCGTCGTTGAGAGCTTTCAGCCGCTTTTTCATTTTTTCTAGTTCTTCGTTGGGTAAACTGCCAGCGTCTTTGTCTTTGCCTTTGCCGCGTCCAGGCAATGGCGAGCTGTTACCTCTGCCCATGCTGGAGCCCATGTCACCCATTTTATCCGTGAGCTTTTCTATAGCACGTTGGAGATTGATTACAGATTCGTCGCTGAGTTCAGCCATTAAATTACGGTCCTGTGGCCATTAAATTACCACATAAATAGATTATGCAATAGGCCTATGAACCTATTTATCGTTAAGGATTAAGTACATGGATAATCAAAACCCACTCAAAAAGCCCCTGCCACCGGCTAACCCACTGAGCCAATTTTACCGCAGGCCCGGTAACTTCATTGAGCTGCCAAGTGGTGGGCGTTTTTACAAGAATCCGCCCAAGCTGTCTGAAACCAATGAATTGGCAGTTTATCCAATGACTGCCAAAGACGAAATGGTACTCAAAAACCCAGATTCCTTGCTCAACGGAGAAGCACTCAAGCATGTGCTGGCCAGCGTGGCACCAGACATCAAAGATGTCAACGAAATTCCAGCACCAGACATTGATGCTATTTTAGTTTCTATGCGTATGGCCAGCTATGGTGACGACATGGAATTGGATGTGTCACACAGATGCAATGCCAGCGAAGGCAAGTCACAGAGGATCACTGTGAGTCTCGGCGGTATTTTGGGTACGATAAGACCCATTGAAGCAGATGTTGGCAAAGTCACTTTGAGCAGTGGTATCAAAGTTGAACTGAAACCTTATACATTGGATGCTCAAAGTCGTTTGCTGAGACAACAATTTGTTACCATGCGCCAGTTGCAGGCCTTGGAATCCAAGGAAAACTCCACAGTTGATCAAAAAGCCGAAGTAGCTAACAAGGGCTATGCGGCCTTGGTAGATCTCAGCCAAGAAACTCTGGCACAGAGCATTATGTCTGTGACACTACCTGATGGTACACAGGTAACAAACTATGCACACATCTACGACTGGGTTAAAAATCTAGACAGAGCCAGCAACGAACGACTAGACCAAGAACTTAAAAAGTTTGGAACCTTTGGTATTACTCGCGAAGTCACAGTCAAGTGTGATTACTGCGGTGAAGAATACAAGTCAGATATGCTGTTTGATCCCACAAGTTTTTTCGCCGTAGGCTCTTGATGCTTGGAACCGACGGACCAAAAATCCGTCGGTTTGTTGACAGCATAGAAACCGAGGCAAGAGCCTTAATCAAAGAAGTATCAACATTGAGTATCTGGGGTGCTATCAGCATCAATGAGATTTGGGCAATGAGCTATCTCGAAAGACAAATACTCAGCGAAACCATAAAAGAAAAAACCGAAGCATACTATGGCAAGAAGGGTTTCGCCAGATCTCGATTCTAATTATGTTTCATCTTAATAGGGCGATTTCATCGCCCTTGAATTTCGTATCGCTTCGCTCTACTCATTCAGGTTTTATTGATTTAGAGTGATTAACTTAGAAACAATTTAGATTTGTTTAATAGTGAATCATTTGATTAACATTATGATTACTTGACTTAGATTTACCAGTCACACTTAGCCGTTTTACCGGCTAAGAAAAACATTTTGATCTTGACTCAGACCCCCATGTCACATTGGATTAAGCAACTGTTTCCAGCTAGGGCGGTTATGCTGTACCCTTTTACGCTTGTCTTGTTATAACGCATATTACGAAAGCAATCCAATCTGCTTGCGTAATATTGTAGGTTGTAATAGTTCACCAGAGCCTACTCATTTTGGTCATCGTATACTTGTGCCAATTCGTTTCATACCGTGAATTGCGTCCTGTCAAGGATAGTGGCAGTCAAGTCCCTGCTACCGCGTCAGGTGTTCCGTCCCCTGTGCAACCCTAGTGCCAGGTTTTATGGGTGTCTGTTAACCAGCCGACACAGGCTTATCGGTAGTGATAAGAAGCCTTTTGTAGTTTGCGTTTTACGCAGTAGGGCCGGGGTGAGTTATAATTTGCCTAGGATGTGAGAGCCGTGAACTCTAACTTGGATATGACCGTTATAATAGTCTAGTGATTCTAATACTTTTCTGTCGAATTGTTCTTTTGCTTCTAGGTAGCTACAAGCGGATTTACTTTTGCAAAAATGTAGAATTTCTCTAGTAAAGTTGTCTTTGCCAAAGAGTTCTACATCTTTGCTTAGTTCAGGTGATGAGCCATAATATTCTTGCCAGTCGCTGTCGATTTTTGTTCGTATGCGTTTTTTCTTTTTGATACCATTTTTTTGTTTAACGACCCGATAAGTTGTCTTACTAAACTTAGCCAACTTTTTCCCAATGTACTTACGATTGTTTGTGATATTTGTTATCAAATACACAAATCCCACGCAATCTTCCGGTAGGGTGTTAACAACAGACTCTTGGTACAGCCATGTCATTACTTGGCCGCAAGAGCTTCTTTCTCCGCAGTAATCTCCTTGCGGCGTTCCTTGATGGCCTTGCTCATTTCCTGTAGTGCTTTACGAGCACGAGCCGCACTGGCTTTTACGCCCTTGACAGCAAACTTTTCGTTTTCGGCCTTGTAGGCTTCAAATTGCTCGAGTAATGTTTCATGATTTGACATTAAATGTCTCCTTAGTTAATCTCATGTATTTGTGTATCTGTATCCAGCATGGTGAACCCATTTTGCTTAACAACGGACAAGACATTGTTGACTCTACTGGCCAATTCATCGCGATGACTGATTAAGAAGATATTGCGATTCATTTCTCGACCCATGGCTTTAAGTATAGCCATAGCGTTTTCGATTCCAATTTGGTCCATGCCTGAGTCTACTAGTTCGTCAATGAACAACAAGTTCATGGGTTCAGTAAAGCTTTCATACACATCTCTAAAACTCCAGCTCAGTGCTAGAATTAGTCGATTTCTTTCTCCACGGCTTAGGTTATCAAAATCAAAGCTTTGACCCAACTGACTGATGTCAACTTCGAGGTCGCTTCTAAACGAAACCTGGTGTGGTAATTGTAACTTATCCAAGTAGTAGCCTAGTCTATGATTCAAATAGGCTAAATTTTGCTCAATTATGCGTTTTCGGACAAATGAGTCCTTGCTAGTAAGCAATTTGAGAAGAAAGTCTTGGTGCTCTTGCATTTTGGTCAGCCGATTGATTTCATCCCAGCTGATTTCTGCCAATGCTGTGTTTTTTAGTGTAGAGATCTGTTCTTGATAAGGATCATGTTCGGCATCCTTGTTCAGCAATTGCTGTTTCAAGTGATCAAGATGATTCTTGTGAGCGGCAGCATCTTCAACTTCCAAGTATTTGGTCTTCGGCCGCACACCTAGGTCGCCAATGGACTTCACAGCAATATTGGCCTGTGCCAAGTAGCCATGTTCTTCCTTGAGAGCCGCAATAGTTGAATCAATGGTTGCCTGCACGGATGCAGTCATTTTTTCATGCTGTTCATCATGTACATCCTGCCCGCAACTGGGACAGCGGTGTTCTACAATTTCAGCTAGACTCTTCTGTGATAAGGAAAGGGCCTCTTGCAATTTCTTTACACCGCTTTGTCTAGCGGCCAATTCTTTATTGGCTAACTTTAGGCGATTTTCGTTTTCCTTGTAGAGAGCCACGGCACGATGAGCCTCTAACTCGGCTTCAATGTCTGTGGCTTCAAGTTCCTCAATGACACCATTGAGTTCTGTCATGTCAGCAACTTTCTTGGCGGCCCAAGTACGACTTCTGCGTTCAAGATCGTCAATGGTCGTTTGAATACGACTGTTGCTTTCTTGCAAGGCTTTAATTTTTGCTTCTTCGTCTCGAACAGCTTCCTTGTTGGTCTTGATCAGTTCTCTGAGAATTTCTGCTTTCTCACTGAGCAAGGTTATGCCAAGCAGTTCTTCAATGATGTCTCTTTGTTCATTGGCTCTTAGACTCAGGAATGGCTGAGTGTAGGTATTAAGAGCAACCAAGTGCTTGAACATTTCAGCACTCATGCCCACAACACGATCAATGGCCTCTTGGGTCACACGATTTTCGCCGGCTCCTTCGTCGGTGCCTGCTTCGTTGACTTCGTGATCATCAACAATAAAGCGCAGTAGATTTGGTTTACGGCCTCGTTCAATGGTGTATTTGTTGCCGTTTTTTTCAAACTCAACAGTGACCAACATGTTCTTGCCATTGGTCTTGTTGATTAGATTTTCTTTACGGATGTTGGTTAACGCTGACCCAAAAATAGCATAACTCAGTGCATTGACAATGGTAGTTTTACCTACACCGTTACGAGCGCCATCGCCACCAAGATCGAGATTATTACCCAATACCAAGGTCAGGCCTTGCTGATTCATGCGTAGGGCCTGTGTTACATTGCCCACACTCATAAAGTTTTTAATTGTGAGATTTTTAAATATAATCAACGGGTAAGTCCTTGATAAATCTGTGTTAGTACCTGTCTATCAATTACATCAGAATCAATAGCCTGGATCTGATTGAGCACGATAGCATCTACGCTTTCAAACTGAAGCTCTCCGCCAGTCCATTCAGTGCTGTGTTCTTCTTTCTTGTTGGGGATAAGACTGAGCTCACGCATGCCATAGGTACTGACCCACTGCTCTTTGATGTAAGTGGCTTCTTCAAAGCTGATATCTACATCGATAGTAATGCGAGCAAATGTCTGCGTGTCAAAAAGACTTTCGTGTTTGTCAATGGCTTCCGTTAGTGTTAATGTTCTAAACTTAGGTGCACCTGGCCAGTTACGAAAATCTGGCTGGCCGCCCCATTCTAGGAACATACAACCACGATCATCATCCCAAGCATCAGCGTAGTTGTGCGGGAAACAATTGCCCATGTACACAACATTGCCCTTTTGCTGCCGTTTATGAAAGTGACCACTAAACACCAATTCCTGATTAGGAAAGTGTGTGGCATTTAGGCCGCCGTGGTCGGGCATGTCTACCATGGCATTCATTTTAAAATGCGGTAGCTCAAAGTGTCCAAACACATAGCGACTCTTGAGTCGCTTCATCTTTTCCCACTCGTCACC